ACGCGGCATGAGGCTTGGTGCGCAGCTGGTCGGTGATCTCCGAAAAATGCTCGCAGAAGAACTGCGCGCGGGCGAACGCGCCGCCATGGCCGCGATCCGCACCGAGACTGCCGAGGTCAAAGCCGAACTCCGCCAGCAGGTCACCACCGCCTTTGCCGGCAATGCGCGCGGCATCGCCAATGCCTGGCGGTCCATGGTGTTTCCGCGCTCGGGTCAGTCGCTCCGGCCTGCTGGGCTGGTATTCACCAAAGTCCCCAAGGTGATTGATGCTTTTGAGCGCGGCGCGCTGATCCGCGCCAAGGGCGGGCGCAAATTCCTCGCTATCCCCACAGGCTTTAACGCCGCACGTGGCAGGCGCGGGCGGGGCGAGAAAGGCATGCGCGTGACGCCGGCGCAGATGGTGGCCTCGGGCCAGGCGTTTCTGCGGCCCTTCAAATCAGGGCGCGGCTTTGTCTGGTGCCTGCCGCTCCGCGCCGGGGAACAGGCCGGGCGGCGAAGGCAGCGCCTGCGCTTGATTGCCGGTGGTGTCACCGAGATCGGCACCGCGCATCGCCGCGGCCGAGAGGCCTGGGCGCGCGGGCTGCTCGCGCGCGGCATGGTGCCGATGTTTCTGCTGCTACCGCAGGTGAAGCTCACCAAGCGGCTCGACGTAAAGGGTGCGGCAGAGCGTGGCCTGCGCCGCCTGCCTGGGCGTTTTGTGGCGGCCTGGGCCGCCGAGGCAGGGAGACCGCGATGAGCCTACGCGAAGCCGCCCTGACCGCCCTGTTCGCGCGCCTGAACGCCAGCCTGGCCGCGCGCAACCCAGCCCCCGTCATCCGCCGCAATGAAACCGTGCCGCAGCGCCTGCCCGCGGGCGGGCTGGTGGTGCTGCGCGATGGTGAAACTGTCTCGGAAACGCCCATCCTCTCGCCGCTAGCCTTTGCCATTGAGCATCGTGCGGAAATCGAAGTGCTGGCGGTGGATAATGCGCTGTTGGATGCGCTGCTGGTCGCCATCGCCGCCGCCATTACCGCCGACCCCACGCTGGGCGGCGCGGTGGAATGGGCGCAGCCCGGCAGCGCGGATATCGAGGATGTCGAATTCGAAGGCGCTGCCAGCGCGCGAGCCGCGAGCCTGCCTGTCGCCTTGTTCTTTACCGCCACCGGGTCACCGCTGGCCTGATCGCCCACCAGGAGAAACCCTATGCCCCGTGCCATTGGCGCGAATGCGCGCCTGTTGATGATTCCCGAGGCCAGCTATGGCACCGCGCCAAGCGGCAATTGGCGGCGCATGCCCTTTCTGTCGTGCAATCTGGGCGCGGAGCAGCCGCTGCTGGATGCGGATGTGATTGGCATTGGCGGCAATCGGGATACCGGCGCGCCGCTATTGGATACGGTCACGGTGGCGGGCCAGGCGGTGGTGCCGATTGATCTGATCAATTTCGGGCATTGGCTGCGGTTGTTATTCGGCCCACCGACCACCAGCGGCACCAGCCCGAATTTCATCCATAGCTTTGGCTCGGGCCTTGCTGCACTGCCTTCCAACAGTATCGAAATCGGCTATCCCGATGTGCCGAATTACGATGTTTGCACAGGCGTGCGCGCTGATACGCTGGAGATGGATTTCACGCCCACCGGTGCTGCCAGCGCGACGATTGGGCTGCTGGGCCAGGGCTCGCTACGCGGTGCGGCGAGTTCCGGCGGCACGCCAAGTGGCGCGGCGTTTACCGCCTATAACAAGGCGCAGGGTTCCATCACACGCGCGGGTGCGGCGCTGGCGCAAGTGACCGGCGCGCGGATCAGTTTTTCGAATGGGATGGAGACGGTGCGCACCATCCGCGCTGACCGGAAGGTGGAGGGTGTGGATCCCGGCATTGCGCGCTGCACCGGGCAGATCACGGTGCGGTTTGAGAATACGGTGCTGCTGGCGCAGGCGCAGGGCGGCACGCCGGCGGAATTCGCCATGGCCTTCACGATGGATGCCAATCGCAGTCTAACGATCACGCTGCATGAGGTTTATCTGGCGCTGGCCAAGACCCCGATCGAAGGGCCGGCGGGGGTGGAGGCGAGCTTTGATTTCAGGGCTGCGTTCAATACGACGGCGCAAAGGATGATGACGGTGGTGGTCAGGAACCAGCAGGCGGGGGCGGAGTACGCGTAGCGGTAAAGCGCTGGCGGCAAAACCGACCCCCACCCCAGTATCCGCGGGGCCGAATGCAGGGCGGGCCCATAAGCGACGGAACCGAATAGCCGCGAGAGCAGATACCGGCCGCTATAGCTTGAGAGCAGCCGCGATCGCTTGGGCCGTCCGGCTATGGGTCAGATAACCCGGTATGGCGTGGGCATTGTCGCCTGGATTGTCAAAATCGCTCACATTCTCGATCGGACCGAACGGAGGTGAGCTCAGGTCGCGGTTCAGGCTGATGAAGTCGTCCGGATCTCTGAGATTCAGCCAATGCCCGGTCCCGGCTGGGTTGGTGAAGGAAGGGCCGATCGCGCGTTGCACGGTGGCGAGCGTCAGGGGCGAGCCCAGTGTCACGAAGAGCGGCACGTCGAACGGCCGGCCCGCCCGCGCGGCCTCGCGCAGCAGCGCGAAGCCAACGATCGTCCCGAGCGAATGGGAGACGAGAACCATGGGACCGCCAGCGAGGGCTGGGCGCACTAGGTCGTCCACTGCGCGCCGCACATGCGGCTTTCGCAGATAGGCATGCGCCTGGCCCAACAGGCGCAGCGCGAGGTCTCCGCGCAGTGGCGAAATCCGCTCGAGGATATTGACGATCGCGTTGATCCGCCGGTCCATCGGAAAGCCCTGTGGCACAACATTTCCGGAGGCAGCAGCGGCCTCCTGCTCGGCGGCGATTTCTGCCCGCGGCACTCCTGCGCCGGCCGCTTGCTCCTCCAGCCCATCCGCGAGGAAGCGCGCGAGCTCGCGATCCGCATCCGCGCCGCCGCCCTGAGCGATCGCGCCGGACCGAAGCTGCGCTGCCGCGACCAGTGCATCGCCATAGAAGGGGAGGACGACATCGACCGTGGATAGCGCGCCGGGCCGACCGAGGCCGACCTCGAGATCTGCAATCCATTCGCGGGTCATCGCCGCAGGGTCCCGACCGTTTTGGTGGATTCCGTGAAGGAAGATGAGACGCATGGGCTAAACCTCTGGTGCCGTGGGAAAGAGCAGGACGGCGAGCTTCCGCCCGCCCTGCGGATCGAGGGTGGTGAAGGTGGCGGGCCGCAGGTGCCGAGCGATGTCGGAAAGCCCCGCTGGATACAGCTCTCGGCGGCCCTCCGGATTGAGCAGCGCCCAACCTTGGCGCATGAGGGGGAAGCCGCCGGCGAGCAGCGCCTCGGCCGCCGGCGTCGCGATACGCATCTCGTCGGGAGTGGCACGCCAGCCGCCGCTTTCTTCAACCGCGGGGATACTCACTCGTGGAAGCCCGTCGTCGCCGCGCCAAGCCGCGAGTCGGCCGACGAGCGCGATGTCGAAGGGGATCGGCTGCCCGCGCTCGGCAAGGTAGAAGGCGATCCGGCGGATGCTGTCTGTGTCGCCGGTGGCGTGGAACAGCCAGGCGGCAAGAACACCCATCATCGGGTCGGCATGCTTTCCGACCCGAAGGGCCCGCATTACCTCGGGCAGCTGCTCGGTGGCGAGGCCGCAGGCAGCGAGCCGAGCGATCGCGTCCTCCGCCGCAGGGTTCGCGGGCTGGTACATCGCTCGGAAGAGCGCGGTTTCGACGCCGGAGGCGCGGATGCCGAGCGAATGCACGAAGTCGGGTATCGCGACGGTTCCCGCCCAGTCGCCGTTGGACAGTTCCACCAGCAAGGGCATCGGGGCTTTGAGCGGGATGGAGCCGCGCCAGAAGGGGGACTGGCTGGCATCGACCGGTGGGTTGAGGCGCAGGGTGTGGCCATCATCGAAGCTATCGACTTCGGCGCGGCCGCCGGTCAGCACGCGGCTGGCCGAAGCGCCCGTGAGCGTCAGGCCGGCGCCGGTTTCGAAATGGTCGGGCCGTCTCTCTGCGTCGAAGCAGAGGCGCAGCAAGCTTGCGCGCACAGCATGCTGGCTGTCGGCTTCTGCCACACGGGCTGCGTCCTGCGCGATCAGCGCGTCTAGGTCGAGTGGCGGCTGTTTAGCTTCGACGTTGGATGCTCGGTTAGCTTCGACGTTGGATCCACGGCGCATCCGGCCCGAACGACGCCACCACCAGACCACGGCGAGTGATAACAGCACTGCGCAAAGGAGGGCCAACGACAACGAAAAGGCGGACGCGTCTAAGAAGCTTGGCTCAGGCGGGGCCGGGCGCGGTGGAGTCGGTGCGGTGCCGACCGATGGCGGCGGCCACGATTCAGGAGCATTCGTGGCGGGTCGCGGCGGAGGCGACAACACGCTGTTCAGCGACAAGCTCCCCACCACTACCAGCGCCACAGTCGCGCTGGCGAGGGTCGCTATCCTCGCCGGCGCGAAGCTGCGTAAAGGTTGCAGCGACAGGGCAGGGACTGTGTCGAACGTGCTCCAGCTCGCGCCCGGGGGCGGCGTGATACGCCCGCTCGGCGACGTCGCGCCCATCTTTGCCAGGGCCAAGTCACCGGGTTCTGGCCAGGGCGGCAGGTTAGGAGCAACCGGCGGCGGCTTCGCTCGATAGCGGTTGTTCGGCGGGCGGATACCGGTGGTGATCACCGGCTTTAACGTGGTGCCATAGCGCGCCGCCCGCGCTGGAACCTCTGCTTCCAGGAAATCCGCAAGCCGAAAGCTGGTGATCGGCCGTACCGGATCGTCCGGATCGAAAGCTAGCTCATGCACACCCGCCAGGGCTTCAGCGAGCAGTCCGGAGAAGATGCAGCGCGTCTCCTCCGGCCGCCTCCCCGGTACCATGAAGGCGGCTCGCCCGCGGGAGGCAGAATACCATAGATCGAGCTGTGGCGGGTCCTCGTCGAAAGGCCCGCGCCCGAGCAGGCTGTCGCCCTCGATCGTCTGGGTGTCCACGTCAAGCGGGCTGCGGCACGCATCGGAGATGATGATCAGCCGCCTTAATCCGTGGCGCGAAAGCCGGTCCCGAAGCCCGTTGACCGATACCGCCTTTTCCTCGCTTTCCCAGTGGGACAGCAGCCACAGGTCGTCGCTAGCGGCGCGCGAGAGGCCATGGCCGGCGAAGTAAAGGACTAGCGTCTGAGGCGCCTCAGCCAACAAGGCCTTGAGCGCTGCGGCGACGTCGCCGCGGCCAACGGGCGTTCGTTCGTCGGTCAGCAGACGGGTCGTGAAGCCCTGCTCCATGGACCAGCCGGCGATGGCGGTCGCGCCGTTCACAGCACCGCGCAGATAGTCGAGTGGGGGCGCGTCGCCCACGCCTATTGCAAGACATGCGGTCGTCGACGTCATGCTGATTAGATTTCTCTCACAAACTGCCCAAACTTGTGTTTCAGTATGAAAACAAATCGACGGTCGGTCAATGGAAGGCCGTGCCTCTTAGCCAACGTCCCCGGACGCAAACGGCATTGGCGATTTTCGACCGCGCTTGCGGAGATGTTTTGCTCTGAAGCGCTGCCCCTGGTCATACAAATGGAGACCTCCAAATGCTCACCCTCGACCTCCCCGTCGAGCCCTATTGGCTCGCCCTCCCACGCGGCGTCCGTGTGGAAATCCGCCCGGTGACCACCGCCGTCATGGCCGCCGCCCAGGCAGCCTCCGCCCGTCGCCTCAGCGCGCTCCGTGCGGCAGAGCCGGAGCTAGACCCCGACATGGCCCGTGGCCTGGCCTTCGCCTTCCTGGTCAAGGCACTGGCCCGCCACGCCATCCTCGCCTGGGAAGGCATCGGCGATACCTCCGGCAAGCCGCTGCCGCTCTCGCCCGATGCCGTCGAGCGCCTGATGGATCTGGACGACATCGCCGCCGCCTTCTGGGACCGCGCCACCGCCCCAGTCGCTGCAGTGGCCACCGAGGGAAACGGCTAAGGGCCCGCGCCGCATGGCATTTCGGCAGCGGGCCCGAATATTGTCGCGGCTGCGCAGCCATCGCGCGCGATTGCGGCGATAGCTGCCCCTACACGCAACACGCACCGCTCAGCGTCGAAGCCCATGCTTGCTGGGCCGCCGGCACCGCCTGCGCTGAGGCCAGCACGGCCGGCATTACGCTCAACATCGCCAATGCCCTTGCCGCCGCGCGCGATCTCGGCGCGCAGGGCTGGGCCGCTTCGGAAATGCTGATGGCACTTCGCATCGGCATGGCGGAAGGCATCGCCAGGCGCGGCAGGGAGGAAACGCCCCATGGCTGACGCCACCCGCCGCGTCTCGGTGCGCCTGTCCTTGGACGACGCCGCGCGCGTAAAGCAGGAATTGCGTGAGGTTGGTGAGACCGGCCAACGCTCCCTCGCGCGCATTCAAGGCGGCGCAGAACGTGCCTCCCGTGCGCTCGACCTGCTCGATGTCGCGGTGCGCGGCGTGCAGATCGCGGGCTTGGCTGCCGGGCTGCGCGCGGTGGTGGTGGCCGGCGATGCGCTGACGCAATCCATGGGGCGGCTGAATACCGCGCTCGGTTCGGTGGAACGCGCCGGGGAAATCTATGACCGGCTCTATCAGGATAGCCTGCAAACCGGCGTCGCGGTGCGTGAAAGCGTTGATGCCTTCGCGCGGTTTTCCATTGCGGCGCGGGAAATTGGTGCCACTTCGGATCAGGTCGCCACGCTCGTCGGCGGCCTGCAGCGCATCGCCATTGCCTCGGGCGCCTCGCAACAGGAAATCTCCTCCGCCACCCAGCAGCTGGCCCAGGCCCTGGCATCAGGCACGCTGCAAGGGGATGAACTGCGTTCTATCCTGGAAGGCTTGCCCACCCTTGCGCAGGCGCTGGCGCGTGAGCTTGGCGTTTCCATTGGTGAACTCCGCAAGCTCGGCTCTGAGGGCAAGCTCACCGCCGATACGGTATTCCCCGCGCTGCTGGGCGCCGTTGAAAAGCTGAATGGCGAATTTGAACGTGCGCCGCTTTCGGTGGGGCGTGCCTTTGGGCAGCTCACCGTCGCGACGGATCAATTCCTTGCCCGGCTGGATCAAGCCATTGGCCTTTCCAATACGCTGGCCCAGGCGCTGTCCGGCGCGGCGCGCGTGCTGGATGGCGTGCGGCGCGGCTCCGGCCTTTTGCTGCCAACCGAGCAGGAGGCCGCGCGCCGTGCGGAGGCCGCAGCGCTGCGCGCGCAAATCGCCCGGCTTGAGGCTGAAATCGAAGGCCAAAGCCCGCCCACCGAACCACGGCGCGGCACCATCCGCAGCGGCCTGGTCGGCACCGCGCAGCAACAGGCCGGGGTGGATCGCGCCGCCCGGCTGGAGGAATTGCGTCGGCAGTATCAGGAACTCGCG